CACCCCATCCTTCGACGGTTTCGGGTGGAACTTGCGCGAAGGTGCGGAGGAAGAAATCTACGAGAGGTTGGCGCCTCTCGTCCTCCGTCTCGCCGCCGAGGACTACGTCGACATGCCGCAAGTGGTTGACGTGATCCGCGAGTTCGAGCTGCCTCCGAAGGTCCGCGAGCTCTACGACCGGCTCGAAGAGGATCTGATTGCGCGGATCGACGACAAGGTCGTCGTGGCGTCGACAGCCGCCGTGGCCTCCACCAAATGCCGTCAGGTGGCCAACGGTGGGATCTACCTGGACCAGGAAGTCATCGAACTGCTGGACCAACGCGAGATCAAGAAGAGCAAGCGGGAGTGGCTGAACCTGCACACCGAGAAGGTGGATCTTCTGGCTGACCTGGTCGAGGAGCTGCAGGGTGCGCCACTCCTGGTGGCCTACGACTTCGAGCACGATCTGGATCGGCTGAAGACCAAGTTCGGCAGCGACATCCCGTACATCGGCGGCGGCGTGTCGGCGAAGAGGTTCAAGGAGCTGGAGGCGGCGTGGAACCACGGCGAGTTGCCGATCCTGTTCGGCCATCCCCAGTCCGTGGCCCATGGTTTGAACCTGCAGCAGGCCGGCAACCATGTCTGCTGGCACTCACTGACGTGGGACTTCGAGCTGTACGACCAGTTCATCCGCCGCATCCGGCGCCAGGGGTCGAAGGCGAAGCGGGTGTTCAACCACCACCTGATCGCCAAGGGGACGATCGACGAGACCATGCTCTGGGCCCTGAGGTCGAAGGACAAGGGTCAGAAGGCTCTCTACGAAGCGCTCAAAAAAATGAGGTCCAGGCGAAAATAACTATGTTAGCCGCTTGAGTTCAGCTGTAAGGTTCTCCTACCAACCCACGCTGAGGAGATCATCATGGCTGACGCAACCACCCCGGTTACCCGGACCCTCAACAAGGAGTTCAAGGGCCGCTGCCCCAGGATCCAGGCCAGCTTCGCTGGCAGCTTCATGGCGGTGCGGATCGACGACCCCTCAGGTGTGGTTACGGTCAAGATGGCCCAGGAAGTGATGCGGCGGGCTGGGGAGCTGATGAAGGACGCCGACCTGGTGACCACCACGACGCCCGACAGCTTCTCCTACCACATGGACGGTGTCGTCTCCAACTGGCGCCGTCCGTGACCAACCTCGGGAGGGCGCAAGCCCGCCCATCCAGGGAGTTGACTATGCAAGCACACAAGACCACCGCCAACAACGCCGTGTCCGGCACCCTCATCGCGGTCAGCGGTGAATGGGCCAAGATCGTCGGCGTGACCCACCTGAACCGATCCCCAGTCCAGCTCTACCAGCTGGAATGCGTCCTCGGTCCTGATCGCTTCACCCTGGTTCTCGACCAAAACACCCAGATCCTGGTGGCGCCGTGAACAAGATTGTCAGCATCGCACCAAGTTTCCTCGACGCCGTCCGCGGCTGGGTCTGGTGCACGCCGCACCGGCTGGAGCAGAGGATCAAGGAGGCCGAACCTCTGGCCGTGACCGACGACCAGAAGGCGGTGATCGCCACAATGAAGAAGTGCCTGGCCCGGGAAAGGGCCGAGGAGGCGGCACGTGGTTGAGATCGTCCTCCAACGTGCCGGTCCCGGGCGGTACGCCTCCAAGCTGCTGTACGACCGGTTCCAGATCATGGAGCTGGGAGTCACGGCCGGCGAGTTCAAGATCGTCGATCTGACCAAGCTCGACGACAGCTACATGGCCGACTGGAAGGCGGTTCTCCGCCACCCAGCCAAGGGCGAGGGTTTCGGCGATCCGATCGTTTTTACAACGGTGGCCGAGGCGGAGACCTTTGTGAAGCAGCTGGCCACCGGTGAGAAACCGATGCCGACGTCGAAGAAGGGCAAGGAGCCTCCGGTCCCGAAGGTGAAGGCTGAGAAGAAGCCGTCGATGGCTGGCATGGCTCGAGACCTGATCCTGGCCGGCAAGCTGACCGATGACCAGATCTTCCAGCAGGTGCTGGAGGCGTTTCCGAACTTCCGGAGAACCAGCGTTGACTGGTACCGGAACGAGCTGATCAAGAAGGGTCAGCTAAAAACTTGAAGTTCACTGTTTACGTGCCCACGGCACGGAGTACAATGCCACCCTGCTGAGGAGAAGTCTATGATCGCCGTCGAAGTCGTGTTCGCGTCCGGGATGACGCACACATTCATCGTTCCGAAGACCATCACATTGGTGGACTTCGCCGCCCTGGCCAAGCCGGTCGACGAGACCAAGATCCGTCGGTTCAAGGTCATCGCCCAGGGGAAGGCCGCATGAAGATCCTCGGTCACACGTATGCACCGAAGAAGGGGACGGTGGTCGACGGTCTGCCGGCCGTCATCGTGCTCGAGAGCGGCACGACCACCAAGTTCATCACGGACTCTCAGATCGGCGATGCCGACTATCCGTGGTTGACCATCGTCTCGATGCCCACCAAGGAGTTCGAGACCAAGTTCGCGCGTACGCAGGATGATCTGCAGGCCATTGCCAAGATCTACCGCGAGCACGCCCAACAGCTCGGCGCAACGCCCGAGGCCCTGGATGCTCTGGGGTACATTTTCACCATCGACGAAGGAACTGTGAACATGGCCACCGCCACCGCCACCGCCACCGCCACCGAGGAGAAGAAGGCCAAGCCGGTCGCGACCTCCAAGGCCCCCACCAAGACCACCGCCCCGAAGCCGGCGGCCAAGGCCACCACCCCTCCGCCCGCCAAGGAGGCCAAGCCGAAGGCCGCGGCGCCGAAGGAGCCCGAGGAAAAGCGCCCCTCCGTGTCCAGCCGGATCTGCGAGCTGATCATGGCGGGGAAGCTGTCGGACGACGACATCTTCGCCACGGTGAAGAAGGAGTTCAACCTCGACGACTCCAAGCGCGGCTACGTCGGCTGGAACCGGAACCACCTGAAGAAGCAGGGCCAGAACCCGCCCGGCCCGATCGGTGGCGCCGAGAAGAAGGCGGACAAGCCGGCGGCTGCGCCGAAGGCCGCGGCCTCCAAGGCGCCGCCGGCCAAGGCCCCGGTCTCCCGCAAGACCGGCTCCGGCAAGGGCTGATCCATCATGGGGCTGTACCTCTACAGCCCCCTGACCTCTGTGACTGACCGCATCGAGGTCAGTCACAGAGCTGGGTGGGCTCTGTACTGGGCGGAAGAGCTCGGTGCCAAGCTGGTCACAACCAGCCAGATGGATGGCTTCGCCAACGGGGTCAACCCCGGCGACACCGTCTACCTCTACCACGGGATGGAGTTCAAGGACTCTTTGAACTTCCCCGGCGGCCCGCAGCCGGAGATTTACGACCGGGCCAACGACCTCCGTCTCATCGGCGAGAAGACGGGCTCCAGACTGTTCAGCGCCGATCGTGACATGCCCGACTACGCCGGCCTGCTCGGCAGCCGCCTGGATCCCAAGCGCTTCGACCGGAAGAAGCTCCACGGAGCGCTTGCCCGAGGCGTGGGGCAGAGATGGCCGACGGCGAAGCCGAAGCACCTCGTGGTCGGCGACAGCCACTCCCTGTCTCTCTACCGGAAGGGCAGCAGGATCCATCGGAACGACGGACTGACCTTGTACGGTGCCCTCGAGAGGGGTCTGGCCGGTCTGGTCAAGAAAGCGGCGTGCCCAGGGCTAAGCAGCATCACGCTGTACCTGGGCAACATCGACATCCGGCACCACCTGCTCCGCCATCCGCAGGTCAGCCGGGTGGAGCTTCTCGCCGAATACCGTCGCCAACTCAAGGATCTGGTCAAGCAGTATCCGAAGCAGCAGATCGTGGTGGCGGAGCCTCTGCCCATTGAGAACGAGTCGCGGAAGCTGCCCAAGACCGGCTGGTACAAGGGCACCCCGTTCTTCGGCTCGTGGGCTGACCGAGCCAACCTTCGGGACTGGTGGGCTGACGAGATGAACAAGTGGCCGACGGACGGCATCACGATCTACCGCCATCCCCGCCACTTCTGGAACGGCGAAGGCGAGCTGGACTTCGACGTCATGGAGAAGCCGCAGTCCGTCCACATCAGGCCGGCTGAGTACCGGCATGTCAGGGAGAGCGGTCCATGGTCCAGCATCTGAAGAGCATCGAAGATGAAGCCAGGTCGAAAGACCTGGTTATCATTTCCAAGACCGACGTGTGGCGCAAGCGTCTCCGGGAGGCGTCTCGCGCCATCGAGCGGGCCTCGGAGTTCAGCCTGACGCCCACCCCGTACTTCGTGGAGGCCTACCACTACTGGCACCGGGCGAAGGGTCTCCAGGACAAGAACCTAGGCGCCAAGCCGGCGAAGTTCAAGTCGGGGTGCGATCTTCAGGACAGCATCCCCATCTACGACACGGTGAAGCGTCGCTATGCTGGGTTCTCCAACGTTCTGGAACAGCTGCGGTACGGGGACGAGGCGCCGAAGATCGCCAGCAACCGGCTCCGCCAGTTCGACTACCCCAAGTTCGAGGGCGACAACCGAGCATGGCTCTACGTCTGCCTGGTCCATCGCATCACCGGCTCAGGCGCCAGCTTCGAGCACGACCACGGCTGGCGAAACACGATTGTGCCAGAGATGGTGACTAAGCCGTCGATCCCTCTGATGGCTTCGTGGGTCAGCTACAACCGAAACCGGACGATGTTCACCAGCATCGGCAACCAGATCCCGCCGTTCAACAAGCTGAAGGACCCGTCCTTCCGACTGGCGGGGATCGAGTATCTTGTCACGATCGCCCCGAAGCTGGTCGACGAGGTGTGGTCTTGGTTCGAGCACCGCCGTCGCCACAAAATGGGACCAGCCGGGATCAAGCTGGCCGCCGACCAGGTCCTGGCCTTCCAACGCGAGCTGGGCTGCAAGCAGTTCAAGTTCGTCCTGACGGCGTGGGTGATGGACATGGCCGAGTATCTGCCGGAGATGGTGGATCCCAACTCGGACTGCTACCACGGGAAGAACGCGCAGGAGGCCTTGTCGGTCTGCCTTCGCCCCGCCGATGGCGTGCGCATGAACGCCCAGGAGTTCTTCGACCGGGGAACTCGGCTGTTCAGCGATCTGACCGGCACCCACCCGATGGACGTGGAAGACGCCAGCCCGGGCTGCGATCTGGTTCGGTGGTTGGAGAACTACGTCCCTCGCAATGGCTTCAGCCACGTGCTGGAGAACGGCCTGTTCAACAACTCGACCCTTCGCTACTTCAAGGGCCGCCAACCCGAAGGGAACTATCCGTGACTCACACCAACCACACCTCTTCTCCATCCCACAAGGAGCTGGACCAGCTGGGTGAGTCCCGGCTCTGGGATCTGGTTCGGGACTGGCAGGATCCTCTGCCTCTCCCGCCGGTCGACAAGATCAAGCTGGACTCCAAGCGGACCATCTACGTGGTTCGCGATGACATTATGGGGTTCGGTACCAAGGCCAGGGCCGGCTCGGCTGCGCTGTTCCAGCCGGAGTACAAGAAGACCAAGACCATCGTCTACGTCGCTCCGCGGGTGGGGTGGGCGCCGATGTCGTTGGCCAAGCTGTGCCGTGATACCAAGCGGAGGCTGATCCTGTTCGCCCCAGCAGCCGCGACGCCTTCCCAGCACCAGCTGACGGCCCACGCTCTCGGCGCCGACCTGAGGTTCGTCCGCGTGGCGGCCATGCCCAACCTCCAGCGGATGGCGCGGAAGTTCGCCGAGGACCATGGCTACACCTTCTTCCCGCTCGGTCTCGACGTACCGGCGGCCGTGGCAGGGATCGCCAAGACGGCTCGGCTGGTGGCGGACCGTGAGATCGACGACTTCCGGAAGGTCAAGGAGTTCTGGACGGTGATCAGCACCGGCGTGCTGAGCCGTGGTCTCCAGCTGGCCTGGCCCAGGGCCAAGGTCTTCGCCGTCGCTGTGGCGAGGAACATCCACGATGGCGAGAAGGGCAGGGCCGAGATCTTCAGCCATCATCTGCCGTTCACGCAGAACGTCAAGGCGGACCTGGCTCCGCCGTTCCCTTCGGTCCTGTCCTACGATGCCAAGGCCTGGACCTTCATCAACGACCACGCGTCCAACGGCGCCTGGTTCTGGAACGTGGCGGCTGAGCCGCCGGTCTCTCCCTCGAAAGGGGAGGTGCTGCGGTCGAATGTTGGCTGGAACGATATGTCAGCGTTCGATCACGCGTAGTACTGTGCAACCCTGCTGAGGAGATATAGACATGGACGAGACAACAGCCAACTTTGCATTCCCGACGGAGGATGTGGACGACGAGATCTATGATGTCCACCATTTTCACCAGAGGTTTGGCCAGCTGGCGCCGGATGAGATCACACATCTGACGCAGCGCAAGCTGGCAGAACGTGCCAACTTCCATCTGGAGGAGGCGGTGGTTGAATTTCGCAAGGCGGCGGCAAGCCAGGATATGGCGCTGATGGCCGATGCGCTGGTCGACGCAGTCTATGTGCTGAAAGGCACCGCCGTGATGTTGGGGTTGACCGGTATTTGGCGACACCTGTGGAATGACGTCCACGAAGCCAACATGCGCAAGGTGCCGGGCACCACGCACCGCGGCAACAAGGTCGACGTGATGAAGCCGCCTGGCTGGGTCGGTCCGCAGACCGGAGCCGTGCTCTGCATGGCCGGCTATGACAAGGCCCAGTTCTGCAACCTGCTCGGCGAAGTGGACGAGACCAAATGCCTCGACGACTTAGTCCACCTGGAGAAGGACAATCCGTGATGACCATTTCCTCGAGGCTGACCATCTTCGAGGGCCCGGATGGCGGTGGCAAGTCCACCGCCGCTCGGCGTTTTGCCGAGAAGACCGGTGCCCGGTATGTCCACTGCGGGTCGTTCAAGAACGTCCAGCGGATCGGCCGGTTCTACGTGGAGGCCATGCTGCCGGCGCTGCTCGGCTATCAGGACGTGGTGATGGACCGGTGCTGGCTGAGCGAGAAGCCGTATGGTGATGCCTTCCGCCAGGGTCATGATCGTCTCGGCGTGACCAGCGTCCGTGCGCTGGAGAGGCTGGCCTTCCGGTGCTCCACCCTTGTCGTGTGGTGCCTGCCGCCGTACGACCGGATCCGGTCCAGCTTCATGGAGCGGAAGCAGATCGAGATGTTGGAGGACGAGTCGCAGCTGAAGCAGGTGGACACGTCCTACCGCGGTGCCACGACGAGCCTGCCGTCGATCGTATACGACTACACGCGCACGCCGTTGCCGGCGCCTCGTGCCATGGACAGGCAGCGGTCAGTGGCGCACGGGCTGGACTTCCAGACCGCCGGCAACCATTCGGCGCCCATCGCGCTGGTGGGCGAAGGCTTCTCCGAGCCGAAGGACGGGGACTGCCTGTACCAGTGGCCGTTCGGCTCTATGAACCACAGCCGCTGCAGCCACTGGCTGACGCAGAACCTGGAGGACGCTGGCATCAGTGAGTCCAGCCTCTTCTGGGTCAACTCCGACCAGGGGGACCACGACGACATGCGCGAGATGCTCGGTGAGCGACGCCATGTCGTGGCTCTTGGGGCCAAAGCCCTGACCCGTCTGACCGAACTCGACATCGATTGCAGCGCCGTCGAGCACCCGCAGAGCTGGAAGAGGTTCAAGTCCTCGCAGCCCTACCCCCTCGGCAAGTTGTTGGCGGACGACATTCAGCTCGCCAACTCCATCTTCAAGACCATGCAAGGAGCAGCAGAATGACCGAGAGTTTCGACCAGTCTTGGCTGAAGACCCTGGCCACGATCCTGGAGCAGGGCAAAGAGGTCTCGCCGCGCGGGATGAAGACTATGGAGGTGCCGCAATACACCGTCGAGGTGGACATGCGGTATCCCGTCCTGACATGCCCGCAACGCAAACTCAACTATCGGTTCATGGCGGCCGAGGCGTTCTGGATCCTGTCGGGCGACAACACCGTCGCCGGCATCGCCCCGTGGAATGTCAACATCGCCAAGTTCAGCGACGACGGCGAGACCTTCCATGGCGCCTACGGTCCTCGGATCGTGGACCAGCTGCCCTACGTGGTCGGCAAGCTCATCTCGGATCGGGACACTCGGCAGGCGGTCATCACGACCTGGATCCAGAAGCCCGGTGCTTCGAAGGACATTCCCTGCACGGTGGCCTTCGACTTCAAGATCCGCGACGGCAAGCTGAACCTCCACGTGTTCATGCGGTCGTCCGATGTCTGGCTCGGTCTGCCGTATGACACCTTCAACTTCTCGATGCTCGCCGCCCTGGTCTGCACGATCATCAACACCTTCGGCGGCGCCATGTGGGAGACCGTCGGCCTCGGGCGTCTCTTCCTGACGGCGGCCAGCAGCCATCTCTATGAGCAGCATTTCGAGGCTGCCCGCGAGTGCCTGAAGGTGCACGATTTCCGGTTCTGCGCCGAAGTGCCGGAAGGTCTCTACGTGGCGATGGACAACGGCGACTCGCTGATGGAGTATCTTCGGACCCTCCGAGACGCCAAGAGGGGCGACAACCTTCGGTGGTGGGAGTTGGATCGTGCGTCCGACGCGTGAACGCTGGGCCATGGACATGGCCCTCCTGACGGCGAAGCGGTCCACGTGCTGCCGTCGCCAGGTCGGCTGTGTCCTGCTGAACGAGCGCGGCCACGTCCTCGCCACTGGATACAACGGCGTGGCTGCCGGTCTTCCGCACTGCAATGATAGGGTCTTGGAAGATCCTGTCGACGTCGGGCTCTCCCACGCAGGACTTGTCGGTAGGCAGGTCACGTACCCGTTTGCCTGCGAGGGTGCGGCGTCCCCGTCCGGCACCAACCTCGATGCCTGCCAGGCGATCCACGCAGAGCAGAACGCTCTGCTGCAGTGTAGAGACGTCTACGCCATCGACACGACTTTCGTGACGGCGAGCCCATGCGTGACCTGCACGAAGCTGCTGCTCAACACGGGCTGCAGGAGGGTGGTGTACCTGGAGGAGTATCCGCACTCGGCGGCCAGGGAGCTGTGGCTCTCCGCTGGCCGCCAGTGGGAGAAGATAGAGGCCTAGCGGCCTTTCCTCTTCTTCATCTTGGGTGCGGTGGCCGCCATCAACTTGTTCGGCGCCGCACCCTGGGACCCAAGGTTCTGGGACCCCTTTGCCGGGGACTTGGTGTTGTAGCTGCCCTTCCCCGACGGCTTCTTCCCTCGCATGATATGGGTCATGTCACCTCCAGTGGCACAAGCGTTCGCCTGTTTCATTGTGGGCCAGGATCTGGCGGGCGGTCTGGTCCGCCAGCTGGTCCTGCCGGCTCACAAGGATCGGGCGCCAGGGACCGCAGACATCAATCCCTGGACCAGCGGTCGTACAGGCGCCCAACAGCGTCAGGCTCACGAGCAACAGTGCGGTCCACCTCATTTCGAACATCCCTCCTTTCGAGGTCCCGGATCGCGGCCTCGTGGTTAGCCCTGGCGCGGCCCAGAGCGGTGCCCCGGGCGAACGCCATATAGACAGCCATGGCAATCGCTGCAATGGCACCGGCCGCAACCAGGCCGTAGCCGGCAATGCGGCTGGACCGCACTGCCGACAGTAGCCAGAGGATCCAGGTCATGGCCCAGCTGCCTTGTGCTCCTGGATGCGGCCCCAGACGAACCAGCCCGCGACCAGGACCACGACCAGCGCTGCGACCCCAGGGGCCATGTCCCTCAGGATCGACAGCGCTGGGACCGCGTTGGCGACCGCATCCGCCAGCGGCTGGATCCCCTGGACGGCGATGCCGGCGGCTCCGACCTTGGCGGCGGCCTGGACGGTCCCGGTCTGGTGGACGGGCACGGGAGGCAGATCGAAGCCGGCCAGCCGAAGGCCCTGGTCCAGCTCATCTTCCGGCCATTCCCAGTTGCCGCCTTCGTGAGCGGCGATCGCCACGCACAGCTCCCGCATCACACGGTAGTTCTGCACCTGGATCGGACCTCGGCCGAGCTTTCGTTCCAGGGCGGCGATGTAGGCCTCGGTGTCATTCTCATTCGGAGGGGCGAACTTGCCGATGATTTTCCGGACGGTATCGAGCTGATACCGCTCCTTGTAGGTGCGGATCAGCGACGCCAAGGCCCGCCACCCGAACTGACGGGTGGTGAACTTGACGAAACCGCCGTCGCCAGGACCTGCCTGACCCTGCCAGTTGTTGGCGGTGTTGAAGCGGATGTTGCCCGGGTTGTTGTTCCGCCAACTCAGCGGTGGGCGCCTGGTGGTTGCCATATCAAGTCCCTCCTGGGGTTGGCGGCTTCGGAGGAAGCCACCGGTTGAAGATTTCATCCACGACCCTTGGCCCAACATACCCGACCGAGATGGTCATGGCATGGTGGGCAAAGCTCTTCAGTTCCAAGTAATCGGCTAATCCAGAGCCGATGATGCCCATGCCGACAGCGGTGGGGATTTCCCACAGCAGCGACCAGCCAAAGGGGCGGCGATCCATCCTGGACATCGCAATCAGACGGCCAAGGAAGCCGAGGGCCCCAGCCCCGGCCGCCTTGACCACCTCGTCATTGAGAAAACCATCAGCCATGTCTCGCCCCTTTGAAGCGTTGAGTCCTGGACGCCACACGGCGGTCACCACGAAGCCGAGGAGGCCGGGATCCAGAACGAGGTGCCGTTGATCTTGATTTGGATCCGGCTGGTCGCCGAGAACGCCGGGGCAGAGACCGCGGCGGTGGCGGCCGTGCCGACGATGTCGAGCTGACCCGTCCCCTTGGGCTGGAGACGCAGATCGACGTTGGTGTCGGATCCGACCGCCTGGATGACGGGGTGCGACGCCGCCGCGGCACCGAGAACGCTCATGTAGTTGGCGAAGTTGCGACCGATGTCCACGGGCCCGGTGCCCTTGCCCTCGATCCGGAGATTGATGTTGGCGTCCGTACCCTGCGCAGAGACGATCGGTGCGTTGGCGGTGATGTTGCCGGCGGCCTGGACGTAGTTGACGACAGTACCAGCGGTGTCCGCCACCTGGAACTGGATCCGGGCGACATTGTTCTGCGTGGCGAACTGCAAAGCGCCGGTACCACGTGAAATCATCGCGATCGGAATGTTCGTGCCGCCCTGCACGGCGATCTGCACGGCATTGGAGGCCGTGGATCCGGTCAGACCGATCGAGTTCGTCGACGATGTGGTGTTGATGATCAGAACCTGCTGGTTGCCGCCGGTCCTGAGCGAGATGTTGGACGTGCCCTTCGACGTGATGTTGAGAGACACGTTGGTGTCCGAACCAGCCGCCGCCAGCTGGACGGCCGTGGCAGTGGCCGCGCCAGTGAGTTCGATCCGGTTGACAGAGGTCGAGCCCCCAGTGAACCTGACCTGCTCTGCGCCGGACAGGGAAACACCGATGGCCCCCACCGCGGGGGTGTAGAAGCCGGAGTTCGCCGTTCCCACAGCGATGCTCGGAGCGGTCGGATTGGAACTCGCCTGGGACGGGTCGGCGCCGGCAATCACATCGGCCAAGGCAGTGAGGAATGCCTGATCCCCGATTTGGTACCCGCTGCGGTACGCGGAGTCCAGTCGGCGGAAGATCAGGTCGGAAATGGAGAAAGCCATGGTCGTGGTTCCTTCGGATGGGTTGGCGGAGACTACAGGCGGATTTTCCGCCCTTGGACATAGAGAGTTCCCACACCGAGATCGATGGTGTCGGACGGGTGGATATTTTCCAGACACACGTTGACCGAGTTAGCCAACCTGACCTGCGCCGTAATCCTGATGGACCCGATGTCGGAACCTCCGGCCGTATCGGGAGCGAAGGTGGCTTCCATCGCGTCGCCCGTCCTGGCGTTGGGGAACGACACGATTTGAAAGGTCCTGGACCCCGGTGTCAAGCTCGGAGGATCATAGCCCGACAGGTAGACGCCGCGCTCCTGAGCGCCCCACCCACGGTTCGCCCCGTACAAAAGAGGGGGCGACTGGAGAGAGTCGCAGTAGAGACGCAACGACCTGATGATGGCTCCAGCTTCGCCACCTCGGACTCCGATGACGGCGTACCTCGCCGACGGATGGACCCGGACCCTCTGCATCCTGTTGAAGTCAGGAACAGTCTCCACCAACACCGAGTTGATGTAAATCTCCAGAGGTTGGTCGAGGTTGACGCTCCCCTCCCACCACATCGGGGCATATGGAGGGGGAATGCTCGGCCCCGTGGGGTCGGTGAAGTTCGGAACCACGTTCATGTTGGAAATCGTGATCGGATAGTTCTCGTCCAGGATGTTCTCGGACGAGTCATACTGTTGGACGATCAGACGAAGGGCTTCGCCCTCTGCTGCAACGAAAATCTCCTTGCACCGTGCCACATCGACAACGAATGCCAACCCCCGCGACGTGTTCAGGCCGACGCAGTCGTTATAGAGGGTCGTCGCACCGCCGCCGTCCAACAGGGTCAAGCCGTTGAATACGCCGTTGCTGAGGTTGACGATGGCCGAGTTCGGGGCGCCGGACAAGACTGCCAGTTTCTCAAACCCGATGGCGCCTGTCAGAGCCGTGCCCGACGCGGAGTCGCTGTTGTCTCGGTAGGCCATCGCTCGGACGTTGGATGCGTCGGCGAACAACCGAGGAGTGGCGAGAGCCGCCCCTGCCTGGTGGTTCGGATACACGCTCACGCCAGACCGGGTGACCGAGCTGTCATACAGAACCTGGTCGCCCTTGAAACCGTACGTCCCGGTATAGGTCACCCAGAACGAGCAGTCGTTGATGGTGCTGACGGCGTGCACGACATAGGGGCTGCACGCTTCCATGCGGATGCGATCGCCCATGATCCCGCGCTCGTCGCCGGCCGTGAACAAGAACGGAATGGCGAGAACGGTGCCGGGAGTTCCCAGCCTCTGAAGTTCAAAGGCTGGACCGTAGAAGGAATGAGCGTTATGTCGGTCGTAGGCTCCAGGCTCTGCCGAGAAGCGCACACCGTACCGGGACGTGGTGGTGTTGGTGCTCGACGAGCATGCGAAGTGGCCGCCGAAGTACCGGATGGAGTTGTTCCACCCGGAGGCCTGGCCGGTCCTCGCATCCAAGCCATAGCGGTTGTCGACGATACGACCGAGGAAGATGTTGGTGTCCTCGAACCCTCGGCCATCGCCGTAGGTCTGAAGCCCAACGGTGAAACCCTCGACCTGTTGAACATCAACGACGCACGCATCACAGTTATAGATGCGGATGCCGACGTCGGCTTCCGATGACCAGTCAGAGATGGTCTGCCGCTGGACGCGGAGAGGGCCGTACTTCTTGTTCCAGTTCCTCGCGGTTCCCGAGTCTCCAAGGGTCAGAGCAATGAACCCACCTGGCGACCGGATCTGACCGTCCATGAAGATCCCTGGCGCTCCTCCCGACAGAACCAGCGCCGCGGACGAATAGAACGTCCCTGCTGGGAAGTACGGTGTCATGGCATTGTTCGCGGCGTAGGTGAAGCACCGCTGGATGGGAAGGTAGTTGTCAGCGACGCCGTCGCCTACCGCTCCCCACCAGAGAACACTGACGCGGCCCTCATTTTTCTGGACGTCGCGGTAGTAGCGTCGCCCTCCGGCATCAACGATGATGGACCCGCCGTCGTCAGAAGACGTGGTATCGGATTGAACCAGATAGAACGTGCCTTCTCCACCGTCACCGGTGGCGGTGTATCCCCTCACGTAAATGGAGGGGAAGGGGATGATGTTCAGACGAAGGGCCGCGATATTCGCCACGTTGACGGTGGCGGTCGACAGATCCACGCCGACTCCAGTCAGCTTGTCCCAGATCGTGTTGCCGAACCGATCCTTGACAACTTGCCTGAGTTGGTCCTCGTCCGTATAGATCGTGGCCATGCCCGCCGCGTCGAGCACGATTGGGTTGGTGTTGGTCACCGCCAGATCTGGGTCGGAATAGGTCGTCACCGGAGTGGAAGTGTTTGGCAGATAGAAAAACACGCGGCCACCAACCAGCGGCCGGCCATTGCCGTCAATGAACTGCTGGCGGCCGTTAAGGACCTGCCCACCGTGGTTACCGGCCATGATTACCTCCTCATCGGCGTCAGCGGGGTGGCGCCCTGAGGCGTCACGGTCATCTCATAGTCGGGTTCTCGGTACCAGTCCTGACGTGCACCAGATACCACACCGGGCACAGCAGTGACATCGATGAGTCGATTGGCGGCAGCCCCGGTAGCGTCAACTCCCCGACCGATAGCCCCAGGAATGCCACGGCCCAGCAGCATGTTGCGGTACATGTCGCTGGCCAAGACTCCACCGGCTCCGCGGGCCGTCAAAGCAGTGCCCGCCGTCACACCCAACCCTGTGGCTAGCATGCCGGGATCCATGAGGTAGGCGCCGGTGTTGGCCAGACCGGCGCCGATGGCCAGACGCTGGGCCGTGCCAGAGTTGGGCATCCGAGGCATGAACTGAGCGCCGATCATGGCCAGGTCTCCGAGCTCGGTCCCACCAGTACCGCGCCTCAAGAAGTCCGGGTACGCGGCACGGATCCTGGTCAGGAGGGCGGCAGGATCCACCTGGCCGGTCGGCGACCTCTCCACCATCGGTTCGATGACGTTGACCATCGCTCTCCACTGGCTGCGAGCCTGGCGAAGACCAGCCACCAGATCTGGTGGGGCCGACCTCTCGAGCATCCCGTCCAGAGCCTCACGAACCTGGCTGGAGAAGTGGCGGATGTTAGGATCCGGTGACCTCTGCGCACGAGACAGGGGAGTGCCGAACCGGGTGAAGGCTTGGTAGGCTTCGCCCGACATTGTTCCCGGGGCCGCGGCATTGAGAACGTCATCCAGCTGGCGGGACAGGGCGCGGACTTCGCCTTCAGGCAGAGGGATCCTGGTCAGATCCGCCTCGATCCTGGCAAGGTCGTTGACGAACTGATTGTCCACGGCCAGCGTCGTCCGACGGGCGACGTCGTCCATGACCCCACCAATCCTGCGCTCAGCTGCCTGAAGGACGTCGGGCGTGATTGTGTCCGTGTTCTCGCCGATGGCCCTGGAGACGGCGCGGGTGAACTGCGAGCGCTGCTCGACGTTCCTGCCGACCTGACCACTCCCGGGGACGTTCTGCAGAGTCTCATCCAACCAGCGGATGAACGGGCTGTCGCTGATCTGGCTGCCTCGCACCGGGACACCGAGCTGTTCGGCGCGCTGAGCCAGAGCCACCGTCTGAGGGTTGGTGCCGGGGGCGAAGAACTGGCGTAGGCCGTTCACCCCCGAACTGAGCGCCGGGGCGATGACCGCATTGCCGACCGCGCCAGCCCCGGCGCCGAGAGCCAGCTGCGGCGCCGTCTCCTGGGTGGGATCCAGAGCGAGAGCGGCGCCAGCCGTTCCCTGCACCACGCCGTTCGCCGCCCTTGCCCCGAACCTCAGAAGGGGGTTGGCAGGCGTGGCCGCGCCGTACAGAGCCCTCGCCGCCGGTGCGATAGGGGCGGTCAGCGTTGGGGCGGCGGCCCCGGTAATGGCTCCGGCACCACCGAGCAGAGCCCCTCCTGCTCGCAGCACCGGGACCGTGGCCGCAACCTGACCTCCGACGCGGCCCGCCAAAGCAAGACCGCTGTCGCCATAATCTCGCTCGAACGTCTGCCGCTCCGTGGCGTTGCCTTCCCTGGCCTGCTGACCGGTGGTGATCGGAACACCGCTGCTTTCCAGGAACCGGCCCAGCGCACTGTTCCTCAAAGCGCCAGTCAGTCCTGAGCTCTCGGCCCGTTCTGCAAGCCACGCCGCGGGGGCGTCGACGACATCGCGGACGCCCCGGCCCAGACCAGCGCCAAACCTTTCAAGACCGGTGGTTTCGCGACGAGGAGGCGGCACCTGACCGGTGGTAGGATCCGGCCGCTGGACCTGCGGACGTTGAACACCCATGAGGAACTGGTCGACCGGGTCTTCGACCACAGCACCTTGCGGCGCCGCGGCTCGAGCAGGCTCTGCGGCGTTGGCTACCGGAACGATCAGACCTCCCGGTCCAGTCAGTTGGGCCTGAGGCAGCTGCGCGCCTCCGCCAACCTGCGGGATCTGAGCCGCGGTCGTCGGCGTGCCACCCCCAACCAGAGGAGTCCTCGGAGTGCCTGACCGGCCGAAAAGGAAATCCTCCACAGGATCTGCCTGACCCTGTCCGCCAGCCACGAAGGTCCTGGGATCCACGACTGGCGCAGTCGCCGGCCTCTGCTGGCCCGGCAACATCATGGCAATCGGCACGTCGGGGCGTCCGCCGGTCACGCGGTCGACAGCGGCCCTCTGCTCAGGCGTCAGCGTGCCATCAGGATTGATTTCGACTTCGGTATAAGTCGGACCAGGCGCACTGAGGGGCCGACCCGCCGCGGCGTCGAGTTGACCTTGGAGAACTTCTTGCGTAGCCGGCGGAGTCGCACCCGCCTGACCTTGAGGTGCGATGATCCGACCGTAGCGGTCGGCGACGTTCATGAGATAGGTCTGCGTCCTCGGACCCCAGTTCGCCGGGTTTGTTCCGCCGTGGTATTCCAGGATCGCGCGCGCCGGATCGCCATGCCGATCCAAGCTGGCGGCCAGGTGACGAGCGCCAGCATCGATGGCTTGAGCCGGATCGTGGGGATCCCTCACACCGAGACGCCGCGCCGTGTCGGGGATGATCTGCATCAACCCACGAGCGTCGCTTTCCCGATTGTGGGCACGCGGATCGCCTCGGCTCTCCACGTGCATTACCGACCTAATGAGGTTGGGATCGACGTTGTAGCGCCGAGCCGCAGCCTCGATCAGATCGTTGTAATCATCGACGGCCATTATCGACCTCCGCTCGGAGCTTCGGGGAGACGGACCCAACCACGCTCCATGGCAGCGCGGAAGTTCCGGTTGAACTCACGACGTTCGGTTTCCGACATCGCGTTCATCATCTGGCGCCGGCTTTCGGGCGACATGTAGACCGCCTGGAAGAACCGAGGATCGAAGCTGCGATTGAAGTCGGTCGAGAACTGGCCGTAGGTCTCCGGCCCTCGGCCCGAGGCCAACCACCTCTGCCACTCTTCGTTCTTCACGCGGATCGCGTCGGCGTTGCCCTGCAGCAGAGCGATGATGCTCTGGTTACCCATGCGAGACAACGTCTCGTTCGGGCTGGTCCGCATGGCACTCGCGAGCTGTTCATTGGCGCCCGTCCCGCCAAGAGCCTGGAACTGCTGCTGAGCCAGCTGAGTGGACAGCTTGACGAACTCTTCCTGCGCCGCGGTGCCTTCAACGCGGATCTGCATCGTCGGAGGGGCGACGCGGTTCCACGAGTTGACCATTTCCCTGGTCCAGGCAGCGCCAGGACCGGTGTTGAACTGGGAGAGCATGGTCCTCATGTTGCCCAACGTAGCCATCATGGTCGGGACCTGGTCTGCCTGACGACCCAACTCCACACCCTGCTCGGCCGATCGCTGCGCCGTGATTTCAGCGGCGCCCTGAGCACCAAGCGGAGGAGAGGCGGGGACGGCCGACGTCGGACCAGGCGCCTGAGAGCCTGGAACGGGAGGAGCCCCCGTGGCGCCGGGCACCTGACCAGGCCTCGGACCGCCAGCAGGAGGTTGGGGTCGTTGACCACCGGTTGCCGGAGGTTGGGCTCCGCCCGGATACCGCCCGTCGCCGAACGGGAGTTGGCGAGGAGCCTGACCGCCTCCCGTTCCAGGAGGGGTGCCAGCGCCGGGCACCGTACCTGGAGCCGCAGCGCCGGTACCACCAACCATCGGCGCCACCTCCTGGCGAGGAACCAGCTCCATCTGCCTGGTCTGAGGGTTGTACCGCTGAACCAGTGCGTTGCGATCGCCGGGGCCAGGCTGGTTGGGCAGAGCCTGACCAGCAGCGCCGGGGTTCGTGAGAGGATTGGTGTCGACGAACCTTGTCTCCGCGCCAGTCTGAATAGGCGTCGGCCGAGGCAGAAACTGCTGGATCTGCTGGAGACCCTGGTCGGTGGAAGCCATATGCCCAAGAAGCCACCGACGAACGCCGGCCGGATCCGTGGGCAGGGATGCAAGCTGCGCCGCCGCTACAGTCGCCGAGAAGGGCCGCTCGGACTCCGGCAGAGCAAGGAGCTGGCCCACAGCCGATACAACATCCTGGCGGGACGTGTTGGGGTTCGTCAACAGGCCCTGGAGAGATTGGCGCAGATTGTTGAGACGCTGTTGGCCAAGGGCGGCCTGCGTCTGCTGGACCTGCAGCGTCCCCTGTTCAAGCGCTCGCGCCTGAGCCAGAGCCTGAGGAGCGAGGAACCCGGCCAAGGGGTTACCAGCGATGGCGGACCGGAAAGCTTCGGGATTGACCTGGCCGGTCTGCGGGTCCATCGAGCTCTGAAGAGCGCGGCCAATGGCCTGCTGCGCCCCGAAGGTCTCGTTCTCCCTGCGGTTCTGAGCCAACCCATTGGCGACGCCAACGATCTGACCCAGCTGCGTGAGAGGATTGGTCTGTGCTCCGGTCGGGGGCGCGAAGCCTCGAGCGATGGAGCCGTCGACAGTGCCGGACATGCGTTGGTCTCCTTAGCTCGCGGCCGCAGCGGTAGACGCGTTCGTCCCGCTGTATCGGCTCAGCAACTGGTTGGTCAGGTAGGCGTTCGCCCCGCCAGTCAAAGCGGATGAGAGTCCGCTGGAGATGGCGTTCGCCGATCCGATCGTCCCCGCCGCTGAGGCATTGCCGGCGCCGATGATGTTGCTGCCGATCTGGCCTGCAACCTGAGTTCCTGTTGTCGCCTGCTGGGCCGCCGATCCTTGGCCGACCTGGGTGATCCCCATGAGACGGTTGTACAGATTGGTCAGCTCGGTCTGGTTGGCGTTGAACCCCGTCGTGTAGTCGGTGACGTGGCCCTGAAGGCCGGTCGTGTACTCCGCCAGGCGGTTCTGGACCTGCTGGTTATAGGTCGACTGCGCCAGGCCGGTCACATATTCCGCAATGCCTTTGGCTTGCGCTCCGGACCCAGTCAGACCCGACGCCGAGTTGCTGTTCGTGACGGACCGCATTCCCTGGTCGCGCGTGAACTGGTACCCAGGGGTCTGGTCCAGGTTCGCAGCGGTGACCGGTTGGTACTCCCCGTAGGGGGTGTAGTTCGGGTAGTCGGCAGTGAGGGTGCCGTTATTCACCAGCTCCGTCAGCTTGTTGACACCCACCTGGCCAAGGCCGGTGTATGGCGCCAAGTCGTCCCGGATCTGATTGAACATCGCGAGCTGTTGATTGGTCGCGTTGTTCGCGGCAGCTGCCTGCGTCTTGGCCGCGCTCTTCGAAGCCGAGCTGCCAATGATGGCCGACCCGATCCCGCCGACGGCGGATGCTACACCTACTGCGGCGAGTCCCATGGTCGTTCTCCTAGAGGTGCTTGACGAAGAGGTATTCGTGGGCCCTGTATCCAAGGCGTTCGAACACCGGACGCTTATTGATGTCCATCCTCGTCTTGCTATGGTACGTGATCGAGTTGACGCCAAGTTCCCGCAGAGCTTCTTCCGCCGCCTTGAACATTTTCCACGCGGCCGTCCCCCTGCGGAACTCCTTCTTGAGGAAGTGGGCGTCATCAGAAGCCATGATCGAGTACTTGTAATGGAGAGGGCGATAGATCAGGTGGATGATGTACCCGACCAAGAGACCTTCTTCCCGAGCGGTCAGCACGAAGAGCATGTTCTGCTCCTCAAGCTTGAGATACTGGTCCCAAGCCACGTCGAGCGGTCGCTCCTCGGGATGGGACGTCACCTCAAGCCAATGCTCGTGGATCAGATCTTTAAGCTCCTCCACGACGTTGCTGAATTTCTCGACGGCGAAGATCATCACGACCTCCATCCATCGAAGATCAGGTGGACACGATCGGCAGTGCCTCCGTTGACAGCACTGTGGACTTGATACTTATCGAACCACCACAGCGTGCCGACAGGCATGTGGACTTCCTCGTCGGCGATTTTCGAGATGACCTTGGGGTTGGTTTCGATCGGGTAGTGGAAGCGTTCAGTGGCCGCCGCGTAGGCGCCTTCATCGCGGTGCGGCTTGACCACTCCACCCGGAGGCAGGTTGACGATCACTGCGCGCGCAATCGGCAGGCCGACGACATTCTCGAGCGCGACGAGAAGGCCGTGGAACCGCTGGTCCAGTTGAAGCAGCGGCCAGTTGACCACGCGCAGATCTTGGTGCGCCTCCTTGGCCGACATCAACGGCCACGGCGGTGCGCGCAGGTAGATGGCCTGGGTGGCGGCGTGCGCCGACCCCTCATGCATCTCCCGGACATTCACCCGGCCGAGCTCGCTGATATGATCCTTGACCAGGGTCTGCGCCAGCGCCAGGATCTGGCCGGTCAGGTCGGCCATTTTGATGTGGTGCTGCATCACAGGGTGAACCCGCTCATGGTGACATTCACCTGGCTGGCGGTGTCTGCCAGGGCCTGGATCATGTCGCCACCGTTGAGAACCATGTTCGCCAGCTCTGCCGCCACGTAGGACTGGCCCGGCGTCAGACGGAAAGCGCTGATGACTCGGTTGGCCGTCGAGGCAGATCCAGCGCTGGGCACCCGATGGACTGTGATCGTGTGCGGCACCGTGTCGGTGTTGGTGAACACGGCTCGCTTGATCACAGCCTGACCCTGGGCCGGCGTGGTGTAGATGGCGGCTGCAGCGTTGCCGAGCTGGACGGAGGCGGTCAGAACCGCCGGCTGGATGGTCATGTCATTCCTCCTTAGGCGACACTGTAGCCGAGGACGGGAATGCCCGCGGCCGCGCCGACAACGTCGGTGAGAGTTGCACTGGTCAGGTCGGGCATGTTGTTCGCATAGGCGTCTGCAAACGATTGGCCAGAGGTCTGGTTGGTGGCGCCGTTGGAGAGCGCGTTGGCGTTGGACGATCCCCCAGTCCTGGACGACATGAGCAATGACGTACCGACGATATTGGTGCAGACCGGAAGAGTCCCCGTGAACTTGATGCCGATCCAGTACCAGCCCTTCCTCAGCACCGTCGGGGTGATCGAGAAGGTCGGGTATCCTGTGGCGGCGGTGGTTACGCCCGTGTTGTCGACCACCACCGGCGTCCCGGTCGGGCGGCCGTTCTTGTTCATCCAGATCCCGGCCTTGGCTGAGCTTCCCGCACCCGCGGTCACCACCCTTATGAAAAGGGAGGTGATCTGGACGTCCTCGGCCACGAAGAACGGATAGAGGTAGATGGTATCGACTGCGCCGATCGCCCCTGTCGCACCAATGTTCCCATCCCACGCCGGGTAGAACCTGCCTGAGACGTAGCCTGGGTGGGAGGAAAGGACCCCGGAGTCGTCAGACTCCAAAGCCAACATCATGGCCCGCAGCGTGGCCTGGTCCCCTTCGGCTGGCTCAGTCTCATTGGTCAATGCCGTGGTCTGGAGCAGAGCTTCCATGAACGACTGCTGAGGGTCGTCGCTACTGAGAAGCAAAGACTGGACTGCCGACTCGGGGAACAGGTCAGGCTGGTGCGGATCTTCAATGACCAGTGCACCAAGCGTGGACTCTTCAGACAGATCCTGCCCCACGTCGTCGGTCAGATCCGACAACGTCGAAATGTTCTGGAGCGCCGTGACGTTGGACCCTTGGGCCCCGCCCGTCCGGTTCCAGAGTGCGATGAAGAGCTGCAGCCAAGGCTGCGTCAGCATCCCGGTCCTGGGATCCACGATCGGCGCGTTGCTGACCGGGAAGCCTTGCTCGTTGTTGGAGGTGTTGCCGCTCATGTTGCGCACACCGTAAAATCGACGTACGCGCCGTTGAGAGCAGTGCGATACGGCTGCGACCACGACAGTTCAAACACCCGGTCCCTGGCCAGGCCAAGGCGACGCCACTGGACTGTCGTGAGAAACTCGCCGATGGCGCCAACGGTCTGTTCGACTGGCGCGCCGAAGCTCTGACCACGAGTGTCGCTCCACCGCAGCGCCACCACTGGGGGCTGGGCGGAGATGTCAGACGTGCCGACCTCCATGTCTGCGATGAACTGATTGTAGATCACCCGCTTCGCATCCGACCCGAGGTGCGGGAAAGACCGGAGGCGCAGAATGGCGTCTCCATCGTCGGTGTAGATCTGGTCGCCCATCTCATAGATGCGACCATTCTCAAAGTCGCCGACGACGTGCTTGCCATAGGCGAACGCATGGCAGTTGGAGCGGTGGCGATGCAGTTCGCCATCCGAGTCCATCCACGCGCGTTCGTGCCAAAGGTTCTCCACGCCGTCGAAGACCCAGGTCTTGTCGGCGGTGGGGAAGGTCAGAACGTAGAAGACGTGGCCGCCACTCTGATACGTGTAGGCCAGAGCGTCATCGACTCGTGTGTATGTCGACCACTCAGCCTCGAGGGCGAAGGTCGACACCTTCTGCGGCTCATAGCCGATGGTCCGCATCACGACGGCCTGACCGCGATCGTTCCTGGTCAGCCACATCAGCGTGGCCCCATCCTTCGCCACGGAATACGGGGCGCAGGTGCCGTGTTCAACGAAGGTGCCGGGCAGGGAGGCGAACGGGAAAGCGTTGTTGCCAGCGTTGTACCACACCTCGGACGTCTTCTCGCCGATCAACCAAATCTCACGATGCTTGACCATGATGGTAGACAGAAGATCGGGCGCCGCCGTCTTCTGAGCGTAGTAGAGCGGATCGAAGGTGGTGTTGTTTGACAACGTGGTGTAGAACTGCTTCGTGCCAGGCCGGTTGAACAGCAGGAACGAGTCCAGATACGCCACGTTAGTGGCGCCATAGAAGGCATCGCTCGTGATCTGGGTGAACGCGTTGGTGGTCAGATCCACGAAATACCCGTTCGGGGAGCTGTCGACGATGGCCAGAGTAGTCGAGTTGTCCTGCATTCCCACGGGCACGGTGCCAGTGGTCGCAAGCGTCCCGATCAGAGTCATGGCCCAAGAGCTGTTGATGTAGTAGACCTTGTCACCCACCACTGCGTAGAGCTTGCCATTGGAGGCGAAGTGGAGGCCGCGGACGACGGCGACGTTCGGAGAGACGGCCAGAGTCGCCAAACCCGGAGTGGTGTAGTGCGTGAACTCCGAAGCCGCGTCCTCTGGGTTCTTCTCCGGGAACAGGTTCACACAACGCTGAGCGTCTGCGATGACGCTCCTCGCCATGTACGCCCCGCCCTTGAGAGGAACCTTCGTCATCTCTTAGCCCTTCTCGATCAGCTCGTCGATACCCTGGACCTTCGGCGCCGGAGGCGGAAGGTTCCACAGCTCGGCGCAGGCCAGCTCGAACTGGCGCCACGCCACCTCCTCGTCCAGAGTTCCTTGCTCCAGTTCTTCCGCCACTGCAAGCATGGGTGCTTCCTCCTCAACGGACTTGGTCGGAGTACGGGTTGTAGATCCCGGCTCGGAGCAGCTCGGTCGGCATCGTGAGCCTCCCGATTTGGGCGTTGGCACCGCGGATGGTGTTGAGGGAGTCGTTGGCGAACCCCGAGACCATATCGTTGGGAGGCACGGGCAGTTGGTAGGCAGAGCGCAGACGCAGCGCCAGGTTGTAGTGGAGGGCGGCCATGTACTCCGGAGGCAGGACGATGTTCTGCGCCAGGGACGTGAACTCCGGCAACTGCTCCTTGAACGTGAGATGCAGCTCGTAGATCCCGGCCTGAGGGTAGGGATACGGCCAGACTCGTCCGATGGGATAGTCGCTGTCGAAGAAGATGCAGTTGGTGAAGGACTGCAGCCCCTTCAGATTGATGCGGTTGTAGTCTTCACGGCTCTGAAGGATTTCGAGCGGCGTGTCCACCGCATTTCCTGGGATGGTTCCCGGCACGGTGCTCGAAGCAGCCGGAGTGAAGGACATGGCGGGAGCCACGGAGTAGACCACCTGCACGGCGTCTCCGGCCGTGAGCGAGATCGGCGACGTGGCCACCTGCCACGAGGAGTCACCTGAAATCCGGGAGACGAACAGCCCGGTGACCGTGCCGCCGCTGACCAGCAGCGTTCCGTTGGACGGTGCCAGGTAGACGAAGGGCGAACCGTCGGGGGTCACGGTCACCGGCGGATTGCTCGGCGTGGAGGTGCCAGGGTTCTGGCGCAGGAATGCCGCCTGCAGCCGGCTCGGTCGGCTCGGCAGGTTGAAGTCGCCGCCGGGGCCCACCGTGTAGGACTGGGCTCCGGTGCTGACCTTCGCCACGTCCACGAGGTGCCAGATCAGCCAACGCTTACGAGCCCACGTCGACACCATCCAGTTCAAGCGCTGGAAGGCGTCGTCGAGATCCTCGGACAGTGGGGTCTGCCCGATGCCCAGGGCTCCCGCGTCCTTCAGCGCCAACTTGATGATGTCGAGTGGGGTCGTCATGGATCAGGCCGCCCGACGGCGGCGGCCGCGCGTCTTGACTTCCTCGACGGGAGGCTGCTCGGTCTCCTCGGTCTCCTCGCTCTCGCTGGTCTCCTCGGTGCCTTCGCCCTCGCTGATCTCCTCGGCGCCTTCGCCCTCGCTGGTCTCCTCGGTGGACGTCTGCACCAACATGTTCACGGGCGCTGCGGTCTTGACCGTCAGGAGGTTCAGCTCGTCGGCCTTGGTCTCGACCAGCACGTCCTTGCCGTCCGCGTCCTTCACCCACTTGGGGTATTCACGGAACTCGTAGTCGGGGAACTTCAGATGGGAGAATGCCACGCCGGTCATATTGCACTCCTCAGACTTGGATGGTTGCAGGAAGAGGCGGGGATCGCTCCCCGCCCCTGGTCAGCCAAGCGCCATTACAGCGCGTCGGCCACCACGCACGCCCACTCCGGACGGACCCAGAGGTAGCCGTACAGGATGTCGAGGCGGGTGATGAACTGGTCGGTGCCCACGTTGTAGGCGGTGACCATGCGCATCGACACGCCGTCGAAGCTCTCGCGCGCCGCCTCGTGGACCCCCTTCGGCAGCTCCAGATCGGCGGTCGCCATGGTGACGGCCTCCCGGCAGAAGACGAAGGACTTGCGATAGGTCGTGGAGGCATTGGCGACCGGGGTCACGGCGGCGCCGTTGGCGGGCGACACGGTGACGGTCTGGTACTGGACCGGCTGACCGCCGATGGCGGGAACCAGCGCGGGGTAGATCGGGATCGACGTGGAACCCGCCGGGACGTTGGCGGTCACGACGAACTGGCGCAGCGCACCGGTGGACTGCTTGGTGATGCGGTTCACGGCGAAGACGCCGGCGATGGTGATCATGTCACCGGCCGTCAGCGTGCCCGCCAGCGCATTCACCACCAGGGCGGAACCGGTCTGGCCGGCGCCGTTCACGGTGGCCGAGCCGGAGGCCAGCGAACCGGTGGCATGCTTGATGACGGTCTGGTCCTTCATCCAGTCGAAGCCCAGCGCCTGCTGCATCATGCCCGTGGTGTATTGGCGGCTGATGGCCGGCGCCGGGTTGAAGAGGCCGGCCAGCGAGGCGAGCATGCGGGCCTCGGTGAACGGGTCGTTGACCACCTTGCGGTTGCCGGACGGGGCCGAGTTCATGTCCAGCAGGGCGCCGGCCTGCAGGAACGTGGCGGCGACAGGGTTCAGGATGTTGTTGGAACTGTCCACGTTGGCGACGTAGTTGGAGATGCCGCCCTCGACGCCCGACATGACGTCCGCGGCCACGGCGCCGCCGATGTTGTTCACGGCCGGGGCCAGGATGCGCTTGGAGTAGTCGTCCAGCGACATGGTCCGGTCCACCGAGGAGAACGCCACGTCGACGCCCTTCTGGTTGGCGACCACGAGCGTGGTGCTCGGCTCGGTCGTATCCTGCACCTGCGCGGCGGGACCCGAGCGGACGACGTAGTCGTTCGGCAGCCGGATGCGGAGGCTGGTGCCGATCTTCGCCCCGGTGTTGGCGAAGGACCCATCGTACTGGGTGTCGATGTTCTGGAGGAAGGCGTTCGTGTTCTTCCAGAGCCGCACGGCTTCGCGCGTGATCTGGTTGATCGTCAGCATCGAGTTGGCCATCTGACCTGCTCCTATGGTTGGTGACCCCGAGGGGCCGGGCGTGTGAGCGAAGCCAGCTGGAAGATCTGGGGCATCCGGCTGGGGTCGCTTGGCGCCTGTGACCAAGCCATTTGGAGCAGGCCGATGCTGCAGACTTTACCCGGTCTGCGAGCGGGCAGGCTTACTTCAGGCGAGGCGCTTCTTCCGCTCCTCTTCGAGCTTCTTCTCACGCCACTCCATCCACTCCGCCGTGCTCATCTTCTCCGGGTCGGGTTCGGCGTTGGCCGCACCCTTGACCGGCTTGATCGGCGCCGGCGCCTTGGAGACCGGGGCGGGCTTCGGCGGCTGGGAGACCTTCGCGGCCACCTTCGACACCTCAACCCCCATCTTCACCGGGCTCATCTTCATGATCTTGTAGGCGAGATCACGGTCCTTGCCCAGTTCGTAGAGCACCTTGTGACCTTCCCCGGTCTCCAGAGCAGCCTCGATCAGCCCGGGAGTGAGGCCACCGATGTCCCGATAGTTCTTCAGAACATCTTCGAAATCATTGTAAGCTGCTTTCCCAGCTTCGTACACATCGTTGCACGCCTTGTTGAAGGCTTCGACGCGGACCTTCTCCTCGGCCTTCTGCTCGGCCAGGCGCTCGATGTCCTTGTCCGTGAGGTTCTTGACCTCCGGGTCGCCGTCCTTCTTCCCGGCCTTCAAGATTTCGAGCTGGGCTTCCAGCTCTCGGGCCCGTGCCTCGGCCGCCTCCTTCTCGCGGCGCGCATCCCACTTGTCCTTCGTGAGGTCGTCGATCCGCTTCTGGAACCACGGCTTCTCCTTCTTGCCCTGGCCGTCCGTGTCCTGGCCTTCGGTTTTCGACTCGGTCTCCTGGCCCTCGGTGGACTGGCCGCCCTCCTCGGTGGTTTCGACCTGACCTTCCACCACCTTCTCCTCGGTGGCCTCGGTCGTGGTCTCTTCCTGGGTCCCGCTCATGTTCAGCTCCATGGATCATCTTGCCCGGTGTGATGGACCGCCGGTAGTCCTTCTGCCCACAATGGGCGAAGCTAGTTGAGGGTCACCACCCGGTTCCTGGTGTCGCGGCCGCCCTTGAGCGACCGGTCCAGCACGAGCGCCTCGAAGATCAGTTCCTTCTGCTCGGGAGTCACGGTCTTGGACTCCAGCATGTTGGCCAGGACCTGGCGGGCCTGATCAATGAGCGAGCCATAGGTGGTTTCGACGAAGATGGTCTGGCTGGGGTTCAACGCATACCACTCGTTCTTCTTGGCCAGTTCCTCATACACGGCAGCCGCCATGCCCCGAGCCGTCTCAGCCACCATCTTGTGGCAATGGACCTGTCGCATCGTCATCTCCTTACGTGGTGGCCTGGACCTTCATGAACCCGCCGGGGTTCTCGGGATCTGGGATGGTGTGGGCTCCACCTCGGCCCGAGGCACGAAGATCTGCCACCGGCGTAGAGTCGGGCAGCTTCGTGACGTCCCTCGGCGTGGAGTTGCCAGGATCGCCGAACGGCTGAGACATGTCTTGGCCGCCGCCCATCGCATTGGCCTGGATCATCTCGTCAGTGAGCTGCGCGCCCTGGCCTGAGAGCTGGGGCTGCTGGATCACGCCGGCTCCTCCGGCCAAAACCTCGGCGATGGTCTGCTGTACGACCTGGGCAATAGAGTTGGGATCGATCTTGTCGAGGAAGGCCTTGAGACGATCGGTCTCAGCCTTGAAGACGTCGATCGCCACCTTCTCCAGGTCGATCTTCTGCTCCCCGCTCTTGTCGGCCAGAGCTTGGAGGGCGGCAGCGAGGCTCTGCTTCAGACCCTCCACCTGCTCCATCATCGCCTGGGTCTCGGGATCCGGTCCTTCGCCCAGTGCCTGCTTCGGCACCATCCTCTTCAGACGCTCTGCCGCTTCATCGGCCATCGGGAAGTCACCGGCCTTCATGAGAATGTCGCCGATCAGCTGGGTCAGCTCGGGGCGCTGGGAGATGATCTGCGTGAAGGCGGCGAACGCTTCTTGGCGCCGAGTGGCGTAGTTCGGACCGACGTCGGCCTGGACTTCGTACCGGCCCACCGACGGATTGAGGACCTTCTGGATGGCGGCCTGCTTGGCAGCCTGCTGTTGATTGGGCTTCTCGCCCTCCATCAACGCCTGCTTCTGGGCCGGGTCGATCTGAACCTGGCTCTCCGTACCGTCCTCCGACAAGATCCTCAGCACTCGCGGTGTGTCGTAGATCTTGGGGATCAGGTCGAGGAGGATCTTGCCGGTGAACCGGATGCCAGTGGCGAGGTTGTCGATGTAGTGGTACGTCGCCCGATTGCCCGTGCGCTGACGCTCTTGGATGGCGATGCCGGTCTTCTCATCGCCCTTGTCACCGAGCGTGGACTCGTACTGGCCAGAGACGGCCATCATCTCCTGGCTAGCGATCTGCAGGCCTTGCATGTAGGCCTGAGGCATCTGCACCGGGTCCTGCCGACGTGGCGCGTCGAGCTTCCGGCCCTGGTCATCGTAGCCATTGAACGGCAAGAAGGCGTGATTGACCCGGTTCGCCGACTCGTAGTAGATCTCGTACCCCTCCATCGCTTCGGCGGCGCCGACATACGGCGTCTTGGACTGGAGCGCCACATTTTCGACTGCCGAGGAGCTCCAGTAGTTGTACATCCGCTGCGGGTCCTTCAACGCACGGACGTGGCCCTTACGGTCCATCTGCCGTTCGATGACGGTCTCCTCGCCAATCACACGGACGATGGGGATGTAGATCCCCGGCCAGATCTTGGTCTCCATGACCGTGGAGCCGGCAATCAAGTACCACTCGACGTCGTACGTGGTGGCCATGCGCGTGCGAGTCTGCGGGTCGTTCTTGACCTGCTCCACGATGGCGTCGTTCAGCGAAGAGGTTTTGACCACCGTCCGCTGCCCGGTCTGCGGGTCGACCACAGACAGGAGTTCCTCCTCCCGCTCGACACGGCGGAAGTACTCAGCAATCCTCACATGCTTGTCATCGACCCAGTCGTCCGTCGGCTCCAGCACCGAGCTGCCTGAGATCTTGTCCTTCCACTTCGGGTGGGCACGCTCGAACTCATCCTTCGGCATGTCCTCGAAGATGAAGGCGTATCGAGCATCCGAGCCATCGGCCTCAAGGATGTCCGGATCGATGTAGACCGAGAACGGGTCGCGGACACGGCGAATGAAGATTTCCTGGTCGAATGAGTCATCGGACACATAGTCCGTGATCACACGCCAGTAGCCGATACCGATCTTCACCTGGAACTCGGTGGCCGTGTCGTAGGCTGTCGAAGCATTGGACTGGTACTCGATGTGGCGAACCAGACCCTCCAACACCTGGGCGGCCTGGAACGTGGCGCCACCGCCGGTGGCCCGGATCTTCACGGTGGGTTTGTTCTGCTTGCAGTCGTTGATGATCATCAGGCAATGCTGCCTGGTCTTGTTGATCGTCAGCGACGGACGCTGGTCCACGTCCCGGGACTTGCGGACATCGTTCGGCCACTGATAGCCGTTGTCCGAGTCGGCCTCCACGAACTTCAAATCATCCAGGTTCAGCTGGCGGCTGTTGGACTCCCAGTCCTTGCAGACCTTGAACCGATCCTTGGCCTCCTTGAGGATCTTGTCGCCCTTCCGCTTGCCGACGGACGTCGTGGCTTCGCGGTCATCCTCCTGCGAGAGATCCTCGTAGGTCGGCGGGGTCTGCACCTCGATCGGCTTGAACTCGTCGGGGTCCAGGCCGTCGCCCTGCGAGACCGTGGTGTAGCCGCTCATGGGTCAACGCTCCTTGATGATGTTGGTCACGACATCCACGCCCCGCCCTGGGCGGGCAGCTGGATGGTGACCTTCTTCGGCTTGCCCTGCAGCGGCTTCGGACGGGTCTCTCGCAGTGCGACTGCCAAGTACCGGAAGGCGTCGGCGCCGTGCGAAGCCCAGTTGTGCAGAGGCGTCTTCTTGAACGTGCCCGCGTCGTCGTCCATCTCGTACTGGTAGTGAGACAGGCACTGCCAACCGTCCTGGGTGTTCGCCTCATCGAAGACGCAGGACTCGAACACGGTGCGGGCGGCATTGATGCCATCCTCGACACTGATGTTCGGGCAGATCTGCACCTTAAACCCGGCTTCACGCATCTGCCCTTCGATGGAGAGGGGATGCACGATCGTCTTGGCCTTGGCGTCGTGGGGCAGCCAGTGAGTGTCGTAGACGTATGGCTTGGACTGCAGGACCTTCATGTAGTGGCCGATGGCCTGCTGATTGTTGGAGTAGTAGTCGATGATCCGACGCTCGTAGCCGATGAGCTGGGCGAACCAGATGGCGGTGTTGTCCGAACGGCCAAGATCCCAGAACGTGAAGACCGGCTTGCTCGAGTCGTACGGCACCCGGGTCCGGCGCTTCTCCTCAAGAACCTTGCGGATTTCCTTGGCGTAGATGGCGCCCTGCAGGGTCTGGGTGCACTGACCTTCCCACACATGGAGCCACGTGTCCGGGTCCCGAGCCTTGAGCGTCTCCATCTCACGGCGGAGCACCTCGGGGAACCACGGATTGTCACGCCATGACACCTCGACAACCATGGACTCGGGCTGCGGGTGCTTAATGAACCTTGCGTAGGTCTCATCAGTCTCCAGCTCGGGGTTGAAGCTGATCCAGATTTCCGAACCCTCCTTGCGGATGGTGGGGATCAAGATGTCCCAGCTCCTCTTGGACACGTTCACGGCCTCTTCGACCCAGACGATGTCCACGCCCTCGAAGGACTTCAGCGAGTTGATGTTGTTCCTCAGGCCGGCGAAGACGAACTCGGAGCCGTTCTTGCCGATGATCTTGGTCTGCTGCACGTCATAGAAGCTCGAGAGGCCGAGGGCCTCAATCTGCTGCTTCAGGAGCTGGTGTACCGACTCAGCAATGGAGTTCTGGAACTCACGAGCGCAGAGCACTCGGAGCTGGCGGGACGCCGCCATGACCAGCAGAGCCCGAGCAATGCCCCACGACTTAGAGCCTCCTCGTCCGCCGTACAGTACCTTGTACCGCTTGGGGACGAAGAGGCATTGAAGCTTCTCGGGGAACTCGGCGGAGACCTTCATGATTAAGCGCCCACCAAACGCCCAACGAAAGACGTCTCGGCTTCCTCGCAGCCGTCGGGCACTGACACCCGCGCGTCAGGGCGCACTTGGATGGCCCAAATCGCGCGGGTGCGCGCCTTGTTCCACAGAATGGGAGGCTCGCCGGGTATCGGCACTTTCACACCCGCAATCTCGCCAGGCAGAGCATCCGTGACGGCTTTGCCGGCGGCAGCTTCTACCAACGGCCCTTCAAATCCTTGCCAAACCCAAGGTTCGTCGCTCATGTCGGCATCTCCGTGACTAGTTTCTGCAATTCAGCATCGCTGACCGCGTAGGGCAGCACCCGCACATGTCCGACCTCGCCGAACATCGACACCGTGCCGCTCGCGGTGTTGCCAAGCCGCAGTCTCGTCAGGCCGCTGACAGGGCCACCCGTGACTTCCACAGGCGCGTTGCCATTGAAGGACGCCGCAATGCGGCCGGAACCATCTATCGTCGCGCCGATACGAAACGGCGTGCCAGCGACGAACGTCCCGGCGGACCCCGTCACGCCAGAGCCCACACTGGCGAACCATACCCCTCTCAGATTGTCGGTGCCGAAATCATTGCGGATCAAGAAGCGGTTAACGTCGGTCCCGTCGTCAATTTGCAGCAGCACCGCATTTACGGGACTGACCGCCGCCTGCGGCAGCATCGCGGACATGAGCACGGTGGATGTGCCATTCGCGCCAATGCCCAGGCTGGCCAGCGTCGCGCTCACCAGATCAGCGCCGCGCGTGCTGGCGGCAGGCGTGCCGACCGCTGGCAAAATGGGCGATGATGTGAAGGGCGCCATTTCCACCTGCGGCCAGCCGATGCGCAGCGTGCAATCGACCGTCGCGCCACTGGTGATGGTCAACTGCGTAAACGGGCGCATGAAAGCCGTATTCACGTTGCTGAAGGTCGAAGATGTGGACGTGACGGTGAACCGCTGCCCGGTAAGAGGCGCGTTTGTCGGCACTGGTGTGATGAGCGCGTATTGATCGAGCGCGGCGCTGGCCGAATTGAAGTTCGTGGCGCCGGTCGGCAGTGAAATGCCCGTCAACGACCCGCCCACTAACCGCAAAAAACAAGAGACCGTCACGATGGCGCCGGGAGCAATGGGGAACTGTGTTAGCGTGTCAAAGTGGCAGGTTGTAAATGTGGTGGCTTCCGCTGTGCCGTAAACTCGGACATCGACGTAGTTGATGCCGCCCCCGACGCCGGCGCCAACAATCTCCCTCGTGATGCCGTTGGAGCCGGCTGAAATGCTCCAATTCGTCGGCCCTGTGCCAGGCGTGCCGGCGACCACGCCTTCGCATCGTGGATTGCGCACGAGGTTGGTCCGCTGCCCCCCGACCAGCAACCGCCGCGCGGTGCCGCCAAAGCGCGGCACATCGGCGACAGCCTCCACCCAGTCCACACCCGTGGGGCCGAGGCTCGTGGATCGGGACGCAACCTGCGCCCGGGCCAAAGCGAGGGGGCTGCGCAGCATGCCGGCGCCGACCAGCGGCGCGGCGCGATCAGCAGAAAGCCACGGACGCGACATCAGAAAATGTGCCGCATGCAGACGGTCAGCGTGCGCGCCGCCGTCTGGTTGGCGGCCGTGGCGCCATCGCCGGCGGCGGCGGTGCGCAGCCACAGATATTCGTGGGACGCGATGCGGTTGCCGCCGGCGCCGATTGTCAGGCGGGCAGCAAAGTTGGGGTAGCTCGTCAGTGGCCGCAGACCGTATTCGGCCAGCAGCGGCACCGCTTGGCCCAAATCGGGCGTGGCGCCGACCAGCGCGGTCAGCAGCGCGCCGTCCATGCTGGCGGGGATCTGCACCCACAGCACCGTCATGGCCGAGGCCTCGATCGGCGTGCTGGTCACCGATTGCCCGGCCGGGATCGTCACCGTGACGCGGCGCAGGTATCGGTCGAGAAATTCGTCGCTCATCTGGGGCTCCTCAGCTGAAGGCGGCGGCGCGGCGCGCCCAATCGGCGTCCAGCGCCGCAGTGATGCTGGGCAGCCGCCCAGGGATGGCGATGCCGACGCGGTAGATGCGCATCTGGCGGGCCATCAGCTGGTCGGCCGTGTAGCCGCCGGCCGTCCATTCGGGCGTGCCCGCCGTGATGGCGGTGGCTGACGTGACCTCGGCATTGTTGGTGCCGCGCGATGCGGTGCCGCTGGTGAACGCGAAGGTGCCGGCGGCGGTGCGGATGCGGAAGCCGGTGCCCCCGGCCTCCCGCCAGAACGCGATCTGCGCCACCCCGCCCACCGACGATGCCGGCGCAGGGCTGAAAATCAGGTCGTTGAACGCGCCGGCCGCGTCCAGCCGGCGGAACCGCACCTGGTTGGTGCTGTTCGGATACAGGGTGCGCAGCTGGAACAGCGGGCAGCCGATCAGCACCAGATTGTTGCCCAGCTGCGGCGTGGGCAGCTTCAGGTAGGCCATGACCAGGTAATTCTGGTCCTGCGCCAGGATTTCCGTCATCACCGCGGCCGGGATCAACAACCCGTTCGCGCCGCGGGTGGTGGCCGCGAAATCCAGGCCGCCGCCGGCGATGGTGGGCGCCACGCCACCGGACTGCACGGTCAGCGCGGCGTCGGCGCGGCCGGTGATGTCGCGCACCAGCCCGCCGGACACCACCGGCGACCCGCCGGGATAGGACCAGCCGAACGCAAAATCGGCCAGGAAGCGCCAGGCGCCGGTCTCGTCCGTCTCCAGCAGCCGGTCCCGCACCAAGCGCGGGGCCGATGTCGGGGCGGTGCCGGTGCCGGCGCGCAGCAGGGTGATGTCCGGCATGGTCAGCTCCAGCGCGTGCGGTTGAGGGTGGCGGCCATGATCGCGGCGCGGCCGGGCTCGGAGAGGTGGTTGCCTTCCTCATCATCGCCATTGCCGCCTTCTGGCCCGGCATTGGTGCGGCCCCACAGCGCCGCGGCGGTCATGGATGGCTCGACCAGGGTGAAATCGGACACCGCGACGAAATCGGCGGTCAGGGCGATGGTCCCGCCGGTGAACCCGATGACGGGCGCATGCTGCCCGCCCCCGCGATGCACCGGCCCGTCCCAGATCAGCGCGTTGCGGAAAGCCACCATCAGGTGCGGCCCCTGCGCGCAGATCTCCAGGATGGGCGTGGCGGCGCCGGTGGCCGCGGCCACGCTGCTCACGAAGCGCGGCACCGAGACCACATCGGTGCCGGCCCACACCGTCATCGCGATGTTGCCGCCGGCATCGCGTTCCAGCACCAGCCGGTTGCCCGGCACGCTGGACAGGGTGCATTCCAGCGTGCCGCCGGTGGCCCAGAATGTGTTGGTGGCGCCGGGGGCCGACCAGCTGCCCGCGAAATCCACGGTCTCGGCCGGCCAGGTGTAGGGCCAGCTGATGGCGGCGGCCTTCAGCACCTCGCGGAAATAGGTCAGCCGCTCATCCGTGCCCCAGTGCAGCGCGCCCAGCTGGCGGCCCCAATCGATCAGGCCCAGGTCGCGCATCGCCGCCTCGGACCGCATTAGCCCCGCCATCGAGAGGCGCGCTTCCAGCCCGGCCTTGCTGCCGCGCGATGCGTGCATGGTGCTGGGCGCGGTGCCGGCGATCAGCGCGATGTCGGGGCGCGGCGACAGGGTGGTGAACGCCTCGATCACCGTGCGCATATTGATCAGCGTGTCGGTGCTGGCCGGCGCGCCGTGGTTCATGCCGAAGCCCAGGATCACCAGGTGGGGCCGCACGCTGGCGCCGAGCCCGATGTCGGTCAGGTTCAGGCTGGTGACGTAGGGCAGCCAGGGCAGCGCCGGGTCGCGCGCCCAGGTAACCGTCGTCGGCCCCGGCACGCCCGCCGCATCATCCCAGGTCGTAGCGCCGATCGCGCGGTTCACCACCACCAGACGGTTCCGCAGGTCGCCGAATTGGGTGCGCAGCGCGCGGCGCAGCAGATGCTCGAACTGGCTGGCCAGCCCCACGCGCTGGTTCGGGTGGCCCCAGCTGTCCATCATGTAGGCCACCACCGCCGGCGCCTGCGGCGTGGCGGCCTCGATCGCGGCCAGGAAGCGCCGTAGGTGCCGCGCCGGCACCATATCCTCCAGCGGCTCCAGCCCCGCGAGGTTGTGCGGCAGCACGCGCTTGCGATAGGCGCCGGTCAGCCGGCCGCGGCCGGAACGCGTGCGGAAATGCACATTCCCGGCATACAGCAGGTCAGGCGCGTTGTAGGGCGCCTCGAAATACAGCGTGTCCAGCCCGGCCGCGTCCGCCGCCGCGTGCGCCTCGGCGATCATCGCCGACACATCGGTCACGCCATCCTGCGCGATGCCGGGCGCCCAGGCGCGGATATCGTCCGCCGGCACGGCGGCCTGCGCGCCAGCGGCGGTGGTGGGCACATAGCCCAGCACGCGCGCCACCCCGCCCGCATCGGTATCCACGATCAGCGCGGCATCTCCGGGATTATCCAGCGCGTCGTATCGCGCCACGATCGGGAATGGGCTGGCGCTGACATCCAGCGCATCGGCATGCAGGTCGCGCACCTCCACCCGCCCGTCGCGGCGCACGCTGGCCACCACGCGGTCCACGCCGCTGGCGTCCGGCACGATGATGGCGATCGCCGGGGCGTCCGGCTCGATCGTGTCGAACTGCGCCACCGATCGGTTGACCTGCCGGCGGGTGTCGCCCACGCGCACCAGCGGGCCGGATGCGGGCTTGCGATATTCGCCCTCATTCAGCGCGCCATAGACCACGCCCAGCGCGCCGGCGGCGCTGTCCGCCATCGCGGTTTCCAGCTCGGCCAGGGTCTCCCGCAGGATGGCGGCGTTCACCACCGCGTCGGCGGTATTGTCGGCGGCGGCCTGCGCCAGCGCCACCTGCGGCGCGACGGCGGCGGTGGCGGCGGCGACCGCGGCCGGGGCGGCGGCGGCTTCGGCCACGTTGGTGGCGGTAGCCTCAATCACCGCGAAGGCGATCGACCGCGCCTCATCATCCTGAACGCCCACCAGGACCATCCCGTTCGCCGATGTGGCGGCGGCCAGCCGATCGATGCGCCGGGCGGTCAGCGCCTGGCTGTCCGGCGTGGCCAGCAGCGCGCCATCCTCGGTGACCAGCAGCGGCCCGTCGATTTCGTCGGGCACCACCGTGCTGGGGGCAACATCAAATGACGCCTCAACCGCCGCCTCGCGCGGGCCGGCACAGGCGGCACGCACCCGCCAGCGGCCGGGCACGTCACCGGGCAGGTCCAGATACCAGCGGCCGGTGCCATCCGCGGTCAGGTCCGCCTGCTCATGCAGCACATAGGTGGCAGACCCGGGCCGGCGGATGCCGATTTCCACGCCCGTCGCAGCCACGGCGGCCTGGGTCGCGATGTCGCGCGCCAGCAGCGACACGCGCACACCCTGCCCCGACCAGACGCGCGGGCGCGGGAATGCGTTCGGGGCGATCGCCAGGACGATCTCGACGGCAACGGTCATGGCGGCATCGTCGCGCGCGCGCGAGGCGCCCGGCAGGCTGAAGCCCGTCAGCCGCTACCGGCGGGTTTCCATCACATAGATGGATTGCTGCTTGCCCGGGCTGAAATCGACGTTGGGCACCGCGGTGTTCGATCCGACGACGACCCACAGCGCATAGACCCAGGTGCCGGCCCCTGGCTCATCGATGAAGAAATCGCTGTCGTTGGTCCGCACCCACGCCACGAAAAACCACTCGGCCGTGGATGCGTTCTGCCGCATCAGGGCGATGCCGGCATTGCTTGCGAATGTGCTGGTCGGGATTGCCACCGGTCAGTCCCCCCGATCCCCGCCGCCATCGCCGCTATAGTCGGCCGGGCCATTGAACGTCACACCCGTGGTGCGCACCAGGATCAGCGCCCGACCGTCGCCGGCCAGTGTGATCGTGCGGTGCACCACCTGCCGATGGTCATAACCGGCCCCCGGTCGATCCATGCGGTTCAGGGCGAGCGATGCAGCCGATGACAGCACGCGGGTGATCGAATTCGGCGCGATGTCATCCACGGCTGAAAGGCGTGCCGTCGCGCTGATCGGGCCCGCCCAGCCGGAGTAATTGCCGCTGCGGTCACGGCTGCGCATCAGCGCCCAGCGCGTCTCGCCCGGCGTCCAGCCCGTGGAAACCCAGAAGTCGCTGCGGCTTTCGCCCACCTTTGCGTAGCTGCCGTTCTGGGTCGCCGCTTCCCACACCTCCACCAAGTCCAGGTCGCTGGCCGTGTCGTTCGTCCAGCGCCAGCTGGCGCCGCGCTGCACGCCGGTGCCAGTGGGCGATGTGGGCGCGCCGGGGGCGGTGGTGTCCGCCGCGCCGGCCTGCTGCACCGTGGATGTCCAGGCCGAGGGCGCCAGCCCCGCCAGCGCGCGCACGCGCACATCCAGCTGCTCGCCCACGCGGACCGGCGCGATCACGAAGCGGGTTGTCCCGGCGGGCACTTGCGCGGCAGACCAAGCGCCGGGGCCGGCGCTGACCCGCCACTGGACCTCGCTGGCCGTCACGAAGGCGTGGGCGGCGGCGGTCCATGTCACCACCAGGGCCGGCGCCACGGCGCCATCCGCCTGCAGCGCCGTGGTGGCCGCCACCGCCAGCGATGTGGGGGTCGGGATGGCAACGGGGCTGATCAGCGTGGTGTCGGGTGCGGCGCCGAGTGCGCTGGCATCGTCATGCACCCAGGCATAGGCGGCGGCACTTTCCTCGCGCAGCCGCAGCGCGATGGCGCCCGTGTTCGGCTCGAACCGCCAGCCGAGGATGCGCATGGGCTTGTTGGTCCAGCCAAAGGCCGGGACCGTCACGGACAGCATCTGCCACACGGCAAAGCGGATGCCGGCATAGCGGATCGGCGCCTCGATCATCATCGGCTCCCGCCCGCGCAGCAGCTCGATGCGTGCCAGGCGCTGTGCGCGCGTCGCGTCGATCGTGGCGGGCAGTTCCAGCTCTCGCCAGATGCGCTCGCCATCCTCGGTCTCGAAGGTGCCGCTGGTGACACCGGGGAATTCGGCGGGCTGCCAGGACTTGACCGGGTCGATAAAGGTGCCTTTGACCGCGTTGAACAGGTCCTTTCGGCGGCCTTTCGTGGTCAGCCTGACATCCCCCGCCAGGTCGGACACGCCCAGGCTGGCGGTGGGCTGGGTATAGGCGCCGCCATACAGGCAATATCGCCCCTGCACATAGGTCAGCGCGCCGGCGCCGGCGGTCAGCATCTGGCCGAGGATCTGCCGCCGGCTTTGATCGCGCGTGATGGCCATGTCGCAGGTGTAGCGCGCCTGGGTGGTGGTGCCGCCGGCGTCCAGGTCGACCAGCTCATCCGAGAGGTTGGCGGCGGCGATGAAGGTGGCGGTGTCGATCTCATCCG